TGCCTACTATTTCATCAATTTGTCCTGTCGGAACAATGACAAAAGAAACCTTTAACTCACGTGGTGCAATTAGCAAGTTGCTGGATGCATCCACCGTCGTCCTACCTTCGCTGATGATTCCATCTTGAACCATTTTTTGGAATACGCCATCTCCGACTGCTTCGAAGTACGACACTATTGCTTGAGGTAATAATCCCGTAGTTTTGTCAACCGGTTGTGTACTCTTTACATAAGGCAACAAAGCAGTTCTTAAATTTCTAACCGCCTTGTCGTGAACACGTCCGTACGAGATAGTGTACTCGTTGAAATGACCTTCTGCGTCTTTAATTATCGGCGTTGCCGTGTGGTCATTATTCCAATACAAACCTGCATAACCTGCATAGCGTATGGCGAATATGTAACCTTTCGTATCAAGTGCTTCAAGGTCTCCATCCATATCAGCAATAGTCTGATGGTTACTTAATCCTGCTATTAGCCATTTTTCTTGCTTGGCATTCATCAAGTCGCCTCCAGATACTTAACCAATATTCTGATTAGCACTTCTGTAGGCAAGAGAGCCTAACATTGTGCCTACGTCTGCCATTTTCTTACCAACAGCATCCAAACCATCAGCAAAACTGTAATCCTGACCAATGCAGACAGATACCTTAAATCCTTCGTAAGTATTTCCATCTACCTGCAACTCTCTTAGATTGGTTGCGCTTGCAGCGTTAACAGCGTCATAACCGTAACCTTCCAATATAACTTGACAAGGTCTGAAGGTTTCAAACGTCCAATCACAGAATGCTTGTGCAGCTGGAATGACTGTTGTCATATAACCGCTGAATCCGCCATTATATAAGTCAGGAGCATCTTCTACTAACTGCGGAGTCCAACCTACCGCCAACATCCTTATATTACCCTCCGCATCAGCTATAATCTTCTTTCCGTATGTAGCACCGAAAGCAGCATCAGGTTTGCCAGGATATAACATCAGATAAAGCGTGTTTCCTTCTCCACAGATGCGGAAGAATTCCGAAATGTGGCGAAACACTCTGACGTTATTTGCCGTATCGTAAGCAGCATCAATTCCGTAAGCAGCAGCCTCTTTCATTGAGGTAATCTTAACCGTCTGACCAACTGCAATTCCAATGATTCCAGCTCCTGCATCGGCTGCAACAGCAACTCCATTTGCCAACAAACCGCAGATTGCATCTACTTTGTCAAGTACGCTTGCGCCAAGTGTACCTCTTTTTATATTTACGCCTTTTAAACTACCCATTTTCTTGTTTTTTTATGATGGGGCTGAGATAAACTCAGCCCCAAAAGGTTATGCATTAGCTGCTTGGGATACCGTTATGGTCTTGGTCTTAGTGTTGTCTGCTGTCAACGTAACAGTGAATGAACCTGTACGTGCAGGAGCATCAACCTCAGAGTTAGCAGTACATACTACACAAACCTGATTACCTGTTTTCTCAACAGTGAACCAAACATCAGTAGGGTCATCGTTTACAACAGTAAACTCTCCTGTAGCTGTTACCAAGCTATGTTTTGTGCCTCCATTCTTTGAGAACTCAGCAGGTGTCGTTGCGTCTATCGAATTGATGATAGTGTACTGAGACACAATTGCACCGATTGCCTCTTCTTTGACTGGCATACACAAGTAGTAGTGGTCAAAGTCTATGAGGTTCTGATGGTTCACAGGATCGTTGGCTGCCTCTTGAGAGAACATCTTGATAGTACCTGATGCCTTGAAAATTCTTTGTGTGAAGAAAGCAACAGATGCTTGGAATTCTCCTGTAGTTGCTGCAACGCCAAAGTTTTTCTTAACTCCTGCTACTGTGTAAATTGGGTTGTTAACATACTCATATACCTCGAACGAGTACAAGTTTGAAATCTTGCCGGTTGTGTAGTTGTAATACTGATCAGCGAACTTTTGATCAGTAAGCAAAAGATCTTCTATGTGATCAGGACATAACACAAGACGACGACCTTTAACAGGAATTCCTGCATTGTCAAAGTTCTTCTTCAGCGCAATGATGTCGGCGCGTGTTATTCTCTTTCTGTGAGTTACGCCGTCTGTTTCTCCCGTTGTAAAAAGCACAGGAGTTGCTGAGGAATTAGATTTTGGAGCCATCGCATGGATTGACATGTCAAATTCTTTCTCCTTTATTGCATTACCATGCCTTTCGATTACCGAACCCATTTTGTCATAAGAGATAGCATGTAATTCGTCTTCCGTAACTCGTGTTGGTTTTGTTGTAAACTTTTTAAGCGATATAGCTATATCACCATCCGCTAATTCTTGAATTTCCAACGGATATGTTGTGTTATTAACAAGTACATCCGGATCTCCTCCAATGTCGACTAAGTGAATAACATCATATTTTGCTTTATCCGAATAATCGGGAATTCCCTCCATGAAAGTTGCCATATCTGCATGTCTGAACTTCTTGATCATTTCGCCTGTCCACACTTCGACAAACACGCCTTCTAATGCAGCTCCTTCTGGCAAGAATTTGCCAAGCAGGATGGAAATGCAAACTGCAACAACAGAACCAATCCAAGAGGACACGCCAAAGAAACCAGCGATAAAACCTCCTACAAGTGCGTTGAAAAGCAACGCACATATTACTCCAATACTTTTAAGTCTCATCTTATTTACTTTTAAATGTTTAATTTTTGTTTCCGTACTTGGCGAGATAGAGCGCATTGAACATCTCTGCATTTTCTTCTTTCAATTTTTCCAAACCGCGCGGATCTTCCTTTTGCCACTTCTCCCAATCCCAATCAGAACGATTTTCGCCACCTTTAATAGATGTGTTAATTTGGGTGAAAATTGGCTGCGTTGCATTCATGCCTTTGATCAAGTCGCTTAATGCGTCAATTCCCTTGACCTCTGCGAACGCTTCTAGATTCTTTCTTTGCGCTTCGTTGACTTTTTTTGCGGAGACAGCAGCATCAATTGCAGCCTTAATCTGTTGTGACTGCATCTCTTTTACCTTTGCGTCTGATGCATTCAATTTCGATTGTATAGCATCTTCGATTTCTGCATCCGTAGATTGCTCAGTCAAACCTGACAATCCAAACTTTGCAATTAGACTTTTTTTGTCCATTTCTTTTTGTTTTTTTGTGTTAGTGAAATAGTTTTCGTATATGTCAGCTTTCGCTGAGAATGCCCCCATTAGGGTCATATCCTTGTATCTGTCTTGCGGATCTTCAATTTTAATTTCCACTTTGTCGACAATGCCATCTATAAGCTTTTCTTTCAGAGCATCCTGTGCGTCGAACCAGTTGTCTCCGTTAAACCATGCCCTTAACTCTTCCTCCTTTTTTCCTGTGCGTTTTTGATACACTTTAAGGAAGTTACCCTCCATGCTTCTCAGCATCTTAGCAGTCTTTTCCATCTCATCCGCATTACCTTGTACGTATGTAGAAGGTGCATGTACCATTATAAAGGCATTCTCTGCCATGAATATCTTCGTGCCTGCTGACATGATAATACTTGCCATGCTGGCCGCAAGTCCATCCACATAGACATGAACCGGTTTGTTGCACTTTGCTATTGCATTGTATATTAAGTTTCCTTCGAATACGCTACCACCGACGCTGTGTATATGAAGTTCCACAACGTCATTGGTGGCAGCACAGGATTCGATTCTTTCAATAATACTATCGGCCGAATTATCATTCCAACTGGCTATCTCGCCTATAATTTTTACTGTGTTTTTTTTGCTCATAATCGCCTGTTTTTTCACAAATGTAAATGAGCTATTATGTGGTTTGCAAGTATTAGTTTATGCGTCGAACAGATACGTGCAAGGCTCGAATATTTCTTTGCTTTCAAGCCTCTTCAAGTCTTTCTTTGCGTAAAAATGACCGTATTGGGTCTTTTAAAACAGGAGATATATGGCAAAAAAAGAAATGGAAACTAAGAAACAGCTGGCAAGGCTCTACTATCTTGGAGGGGATGCTCAAAATGTAATCTCAGAAAAGGTAGGAGTGTCAAAGGTGACGCTAAGCAGATGGGTGCAGGACGGAGGCTGGGACATCGAACGAAGTGCAAAAAGAATAACTAGGACTGAAGTAGCCAATAAGATGCTAAGGAAAATAAATGAGCGTCTGGATGATGCGGATTGGACTCCTGATGAATTGGCTAAGGCAGCATCTGCAATCGAAAAGTTGGACAAAAAGACGAATGTTGTTACGATCATAGAAGTGTTTGCACAATACAACAACTGGCTTAATTCTAGAATGAGGTTAGACCCAGAGCTCACGCCCGAAATGGTTCACATCATGACCAAGTACAAGGATCTATTCATAGCGGAAAAATCAGACACGACAATCGAATTTAAATGATAGATTATGGCAGCGATGACTGAGAAAGAGGCAAAGCGCTATTGGGACAAGATCGTTAAACGTACAATGGCAATAAAGTCGGTTGACGATATTGAAAGCGCATCCGATAAGTCTAAACGTATAAAGATACTTGAAGCTGATTATGTGAAGTGGTTTGAATACTATTTTCCTTATTACGCTAAGAAAAAGTGTGCCTGGTTCCATAAGAAAGCTGCTAAAAACATCATATCAAATAAACGCATAAAAGAGTTGTTAGAGTGGTATCGTTCAGCGGCTAAGTCCGTACACACAGATATGGGAATTCCCTTGTTTTTATATCTGGCTAAAAAAGACCTATGGTTTATGCTGCTAGTTGGAGAAACCTCAGATAAGGCTGCAAAGTTACTATGTGACATCCAAGCGCAATTGGAATACAACGCACGAATCATAAATGATTACGGAGCTAGAAGACAACAAGGAGATTGGGCAGAAGGTGATTTCTCCACGAATGACGGAGTCAGGTTTATGAGCCTTGGTTTTCTTGAAAATCCACGTGGCGCACGTGAAGGTGACCGCCGTCCTGACTATATTGTTGTTGACGATGTAGACAACAAAAGACACATCCACAACGATAGAATTATGGATGCTGGGGTGAGTTTCATAACGGAAGATATATGGGGCTGCTTCGACACCGACATGGACGGAAATGAAAGATTTGTGTACGCGAATAACAACTTCCACAAAAACAGCATCACAAACCGCTTAAAGCAATATTTTCTCGAAGCGAAGTCAAAGACAAAACAGAGCGGAATAACTGACGTATTTGACGTACTGACAGTTAATGCCGTAAAAAACCTGAACACGTTCGAACCGGAATGGCCAGAGAAGACAACTTCAGAGTATTGGAAGAATAAGTACGAAAACACTCCTTATCGTTCTTTCATGCGCGAATACATGAACACGCATATTGAGGAAGGGTCTATCTTCAAACCTGAGGACATGTTGTGGGCTGACATGCTTCCTCTTCAAAAGTACGAAAGCATAGTGTTCTACGGTGACTTATCTTATAAAGAGCAAGGCGACTATAAAGGCCTTGTTGCCGTAGGAAAGACAGGTAGACAATTTCATGTGATATTTACCTATCTGAGGCGTGGCAGTCGTGCCAAAGTTGCAGAATGGCTATATGATCTGTATGAGGATAAAAAACTCAGCGGGTTCAATATAAAGTATAAAATTGAGGGGTTGTTTGCGATGGATGAATTCGTAAACGACTTTGATATAGAGGGAGACAGACGCGGATATTACATTCCAGTGACGGCAGACAAACGCCCTAAGGAGAACAAGTTCGACCGCATTGAGTCTTTGTCAGGACATTTTGAAAGGCATAACGTGATTTTCAATGTAAAGGAGAAAGATTCTCCTGATCAAATTAGGCTGAAAGATCAGTTCCTTTCATTCGAAAAAGGAAGCAACGTAAACGATGATGGACCTGATGCTGTGCACGGAGCTTTTAAAGAGTTGTTCTCGACTTGTAGAATTGACAATTTCAACGTTGTGACAACATCAAGAAGTTCTCGTATTTCTAACAATAAAAACAGATTTTAATTACCGTTTAAACATCATTTATATGGCATTCATAACTGATACCGATTACGACGTGCAAACCCGTCAGGAGATTCTTGCAATATTAGATAACACGGATCTGCATTCGAAAATGCGAGCTGCGGAAAAAATGGCGGAGGATCAGATACGTAATTATATAGGCGGATTCTACGACATGTATAGTGTCTTTAACAAGATAGGAGACGAAAGAGACCAATACATTGTGATGATCACAATAGACATTGCCCTCTATCATTTATGGTCACAGAAGGCTCCGCGTAAGATTTCTGAGTTTAGAAGTCAGCGATATCAAGATGCACTTGATTGGTTGAAGATTGTAGCTGGAGGTGGGAAGTGTAGTCTTCCTCCTTTGCCTGGTGAAGTTTTTGCAAGTGACATTATCATACAATCAAGACCATTAAACAACAATAAATACTAAGAAGATGGCAAAGGCAAAATCAAATAGTGGGAACAACAATCAGATATACGCAAAAATCGTTTCGACATTTAAAGATAAAAATAGAGCTGATATCAGCAAATGGAGAAACGCGTTGTCTTCTGCTGAAAACTACATGCGCCCTTCATCCAAAGAGTTGCAGGACTTATATGAGAATCTTTGTGAAGACGGCCATTTTATCGCGCAAACAGGTCTTCGCAAAGCTTCTACTACCGGTTATGGTTTTAGTATTGTGAATAAGCAGAATGGCGATATTGATTCTGAAAAAACGGAGTATTTCAATTCAGAATGGTTCTACGATTTTATGGATAACATCTTGAACTCTGTGCTATTCGGTTATACTATAATGGAATTGCAGGATCCTACATCCATGAAGTTTGAACTTATACCTCGACGAAATGTGATAGCCAAGAAGCACATGATCTTATTGAACGATTCAGGCGATAAGTTTATCGATTACTCGACTGGTTTTGATAACACCCTTATTCATTGTGGCAACCCTCTTGATTTGGGATTGATGTCAAAACTCTGCGGAATTTTGATATGGAAAAGAAATTCCATACAGAGTTGGGCGGAATTTACCGAAAAGTTTGGCATGCCTCTCATAAGTGCAACGACCTCTAGAACAGACCCAACTAATGTCGCCAAATTAAATCAGATGTTGCAAGCTCTCGGAGAAGCTGCCACTGCCGTTTTACCAGAAGGAACAACCGTATCTGTTACTCCATTTACAACGGGAGATTCGTATCATGTCTATGATTCTATGTGCGAGAGAATGGACAATGAGTTGTCAAAGGCGATAGTTGGTGGCACCATGAACACCGACAACGGTAGCTCAAGGAGTCAGGCAGAAGTGCACGAACGTAACCTAGACGACAAGATTGCAGCTACTGACAGAAGAATGGTGCAGTTTGTCGTAAACAACCAGCTAATACCAATGATGCAATTTTGGGGCTGGAACATTAACTCCGAAACTGATAAATTTCTTTTCGACACGTCGTTTGAGTTAACGCTTTCAGAACATTGGAATATTGTTAATGAAGTTATGCAGCGATATGAGGTGGAAGTGAATTGGTTATCAAAAACTTTTAACATTCCTATTGTAGGTGAAAGAAAAGATAATGTCAGTGATACTGAACCGAAAGGAAATCTTTCAAAAAATTTTCGGTAGGGGGAATGGTGCTCCCCCATCTTTATGAACTCGCACCATGTGCCGATAGAGAGCCAAAAGCAGCCTCTTTCAGTGAAAACGAGGACATAAAAAAGGCCGTAGAAAGTTTGGTTAAAAAGATATACGACGGCAAAGGTGGAATAAAAAGCGACAGAAGTCTGATTAAGGCCTTTGCACGTCAATTGATGGAGGCAATGTTACAAGGATATGGCAAAGACCTAGAAAGTTTGGAATACGGTTCTGCTGATTTTAATGCAATAGACAAACTGACTAATAACATATATCAGTTTTCTGCAGCTAAGAATTGGAACGAGCTACGAGATATGACAGATGCCTTACATGATGGGGACAGAATCAGGACATTCGATGAATATCAGACCATAACAGAGCCAATAATTGGGAAGTATAACCGCAGCTGGCTGAAGACTGAATATAGTCAAGCCATCGCTGCAAGCCAATGCGCTGCACGTTGGACGGAATTTCAAGGCAATAAAAAGGATATGCCTTTTCTCCAATATGTAGCGGTAATGGACGAGAACACAAGAGAAGAACATGCCAAACTTAATGGAGTGATAAAAAGAATTGATGATCCATTCTGGGATAAATATTATCCACCAAACGGATGGGGATGCCGTTGCGAAGCAATACAACTCTCAACTAGCAAGGCAAAAGAGACTCCAAACGGCAAAATACAGCTGCCTTCAATTCCTGAAATGTTCAGGATTAACTTTGGCAAACGTGGTTTGGCGTTTCCTCTTGGACATCCGTATTATAAACAAATACCCGATAGTGAATGGAACAATCTAAATGCAGACACTAAACACGCTGTAAACAAATACTACGAGAACAAAGTGCTGGAAATTGCGCAAGAGATGGGCATTGGAAAAAGTAAGGATAAACCATTTTCCATTGTGTCTGACAATTTAAGAAATGGGGAAATAAATATCTACATGGAATCAATCAGAAAATGTATAAACCACGTGTCTGGTTATAATAAGATGGCTGTAATTTCTTGTATTAAGAATGTTGTTAAATGGGAGCAGGTTCCTCATAATAAAAAGGATAACAAAAAGAAATACGAAAACAACTCTAATGGTGAATTTTCAAAATTTAATTATTATACACTTAAAATTAGTAATAATGAGCTATTTATAAATGTAGGGGTAAGTAGATTAACAGGAGAGGAAAAACTTTATGCAATAAAAACAAAAGAGGACAAAACCAAATGATACGCCGGCCCAAATATACTCAGGATACGATTTACTCATTTTGATTTGTCCTCTGTGCAAATATACGACTAATAATTAAAACTTAGATATATGAGCGATAAAAAGCAAATAATAAACGTAAACATTGGTTCTATAAATCAATGTAATGCATCTGTTGAAGTGCTAAAGAAAGAGGCCTTTGTTGGGGATTACTCTGATAAACAGATTGAATTTTGGAGAAGTAAACTGGAAGAAAAATACAATGGGAAAATCTCATTTGTAAAAACAGTTAGTTATTTACCCATATTAACAAAGAACGGTGACTAAAAAGTCACCGTTCAAGAGGCTACTTAAAAGCTTTCTTAATCTGATTAAGAATTTCATTTTTAGATGTCTCTGCAATAAGAGTTTCAGACCGCTTTAGGAGTTTATTTTTGAAGTCGTCACAACAACATTTGAACTCTAGGCGTTCGCCTCTTACTGTCACTTCCGGATGCTCATTGTGTATAGAGCAACGCATCCTTTGAAGTTCTTGTTTAATTGGGTACAGATTCATATCAAATGAATTTAAGTTAAACAATCCACAAAAATAACACTTAACA